GGAACCACGGAAGGGCAAAAGCTATGCGCGGTTATAACGACGATCTCGTTATGAGCATTGCAATTGCGTGCTGGGTGAAAGATACTGTTTTAACTGTGAACAAAAGAGAGGTACAATATAAGAAAGCGTTCTTAAACTCGATGAGAGTATCAAAGACTACCCTCGATACTAGAATTCCTGGGATGATAGGATACGATCGCGTAAGAAAGGAAGCAGAGGAACATCATAAAAAAGTTGCGCCATACCCGTGGCTTTATAAAGGATAAAAGATAAATGGCAGACAAGAAAAAGAATCCCAGGAACGCCAACTCCGAATTATTCCGGAAGTTAACAAGGCTATTATCGGGGCCTCTAACCACATACAAGCGGCAGAACCCACGACAACTGAGAAGGGTTCAACTAGACAAATATAGCAGTAGATTTCAATCTGCGGGCGGACTATCATTCAAGAAAGCGGAATACAATCCCTTTTCTGGAATGCAGGGGAACTTCCTAAAAAACCAAAGTCGTGCAGATCGTTATGTCGACTTTGATCAAATGGAATACACCCCAGAAATTGCATCAACTCTTGACATTTACGCTGACGAAATGACAACATCAACAATGCTTAACCCATTGTTACTGATCGATTGTCACAACGAAGAGATTAAGTCGCTTTTGGATACATTGTATCACAACATCCTGAACATAGATTTCAACCTTTTCGGCTGGTGTCGCTCCATGTGTAAGAATGGTGACTACTTCCTTTACCTCGACATCGATGAGAACAAAGGTATTCAGAACGTGATCGGATTGCCAACTGGCGAGATTGAAAGATTGGAAGGGGAAGATCCAGCCAACCCAAACTATGTCCAATTCCAGTGGAACTCTGGTGGGCTCACATTTGAGAACTGGCAGGTTGGTCACTTCCGTATTCTAGGGAATGACAAGTATGCACCATATGGCACATCGGTTTTAGAACCAGCTAGAAGAATTTGGAGACAGTTGCTACTCCTAGAAGATGCCATGATGGCATACCGGATCGTCCGCTCTCCTGAGCGACGCGTTTTTTACATCGACGTTGGAAACATTGCCGTTGAAGACGTTGATCAACACATGCAAAGCGTTGTTACACAGATGAAGAGAAACCAAGTCATCGATCCTGGAACAGGGCGTGTTGACCTGCGCTACAATCCAATGAGTATTGATGAGGATTACTTCATCCCTATTCGTGGTGGACAGTCATCACGAGTTGAAAGCCTCCCTGGGGGAACATACACTGGTGACATTGACGACGTTAAATACCTCAGAGACAAGCTGTTCTCTGCACTTAAGGTTCCACAGTCCTATCTCTCAAGAGGTGAGGGAGCAGAAGAGGACAAGACAACCTTATCACAGAAGGATATTAGGTTCGCTCGTACAATCCAGAGACTACAAAGGTCTGTTATCTCTGAACTAGAAAAGATCGGTATCATTCACTTGTACACATTGGGGTTCAGAGGGCATGATCTTCTATCGTTCGGTCTTTCACTCGCCAACCCTTCAAAACTTGCAGAACTGCAAGAGCTAGAGCACTGGCGAACGAAGTTCGATGTGGCTGCATCTGCAACCGAAGGCTTCTTCAGCAAGCGCTGGGTTGCCAAAAAGCTCTTCAAGCTCTCAGACGAAGAGATTGTCAGGAACCAAAGAGAGATCGTCTTTGACGCTCGCTATACTTCAAAGATTGAGCAGATTGCTCAAGAGGTCCAGGCAGGTGCTGATGGCTCAGGCTTAGGTGGAGATCTAGGAGGAGACTTAGGTGGTGATCTCGGCGGTGATCTCGGCGGTGAAGACTTGGGCGGTGAAGATCTAGGCGGAGACTTGGGCGGTGAAGAGGCTGCAGAGCCGGAAACTTCGTTATTGGCCGAGCCGCCAGCCAAACGAGACGCCGACTGGTATAAGACGACCAAGAAGGACGCTCTAGGACGCCCAAAATCTACCAAGACTTCTAAATCTAAGGGGAAATGGTATGATCCCGTCACGACCGACACCAGGGACATGGGTGCACGCAAAAGGAACTTCTCATCGCTAGGTGGCAAGTCTCCTGGAGGCAGGAAAAACGTGTATAAAGGATACTTTGACATGGAGTCTCTCTACAAAGAAGGACATTATAGCGAAATGGATCCTAATTACAAGGAAGAAAGGAAAGTCTTCGAAGTAAATCACGACATTAAAGTCTTGATAGAGACCATGAACAAGAACAATAACAACACGGAGCAGGAAAAAGATGAAAAAACTGAGACATAATAAGAAAAGAAATACCGCTTTTCTTTACGAAGCTTTAGTCCGCGAAGTAACAAAGAGTGTTATGGGTAAAAGCGACAAGTCAAAGGAAACAATCCTTGCAATCATCAAAGAACACTTCAAAGAAGGAACTCAACTGCGACGTGAGTTATCATGCTACAAGAATCTGATGGAAGTCAAAAATCTGACACCCTACAGTGCTGAGAAGCTGTTACACGCCACAAAAGAGATGCACGCCAAAGTTGATAAGAAGGATCTGTTCAATGAGCAGACTGCATTGATTAACCGCGTGAACAAAGAGGTGAGTAAGGATGTTTTTACGAACTTTGCTCCAAATTATAAGAATTTGGCAACACTGTACCAGATTTTCAATGAAAAGACTCCCTTAAACACAAAGATCGTTCTTGAAGAACGCTTGGTTACACGTATTTCGTCTCGGCCCGAGGAAAGGGAAGCTGCTTTAATGAAGCCAGTAGACAATCTGCTTTATACCACCTTCGTTAAGAAGTTTAACGAGGAATATTCAAATAGTTTGTTGAATGAACAGAAAGAACTGCTTAACAAGTTCATAATGTCGTTCCTCGACAACGGTGTAGAGCTAAAGATACACCTAAACGAAGAAGTTGGGAGACTAAAAGGGCTTCTAAGCGATTCAATGACAACTCAAGAGATTCAGTCGGATGACAAGATGATTGAGAAGACCAAAGATGTTATAGGACTGCTGGAATCGTTTGCAGGACAGAGCATTACTGAAACCATGATTAAGAAAGTCTTAAGGGTTCAGAATCTAGTAAAAGAGATTGAAGAATAATGGCTAACTTCGACATTACCATTAAAAACCCCAAAGCTTTTGGGCTAACCTCAACCGGAGACACTATTCAAGCGACTGTCGAGCTAGATGCTCGTCAAACGATCGCAGGACACTTCCTGATTCTAGATCATATCGACATGGATATCGTTATTATGCCGAAAGAGCGGAAAGTTGTTACATTTCCCAAGAAGAACATGAATGAGCACGTATATGACGCTCAGAATAGACTATTCCATTTCCTTGCTAGAAGAGGGATCGTGGACAGGGACAGTGTTCAAGGTGGTAACGTATATGGGGCCATCGAAGGTGTGCTAGCCAAGTCCATTGACGAAGCTGTTGATCCGCTTCAACTAGCGATCTACTCAATCAGCCGCTACATGGACAAAGAGCGCCCACACTTCATGTTCCCCAAGGACTTCGATGATTATCTGGAAAGCGAGATGTCTGATCCGCCGCCAGATGAGTCGACGGCTCTGGGCAAAGTGCCTCAAGAGCCACGCAAAGGCTCGATGTCCTCCTACGCTCGCCCGTTTGACTTGATGTACAAGTTGTACGAGCAACAGGAAGACTAAGTGGACCTGCTCTATTTCATTCTTGCCGCAAGCGGCTTGACTCAAATACTGGTATACGGTTCTATCTTCGATGCAATCCGTCCTCTTAACGGAAAGCTTGGTGAATTATTCCATTGTAGCCTCTGTATGGGCTTCTGGAGCGGCGCCTTTCTTTTTGGAATAAACAAATTTACAGAACTATTTACATTTGATTATAATATCGCAAATTTGCTCATATTAAGCTGCCTGAGTTCTGGAACCTCTTACATCTTAAATGAGCTTTTTGGCGATTGCGGTTTGAAAATACAGAATAATGGGAGAAAAGTGATATGACCAAGCGTTGGATGATTCAACCAGTAAGACATTGCTGCAAAGGATCGATAGTCACGCGGGTTGTGCCCGCTTAGAAAAATATTATGAACAAGAAATACGTACTTAGAGAATATTACGCCCTATGCGAAGGCGGAGTCTGCCAAGACCTTTTAACCGAGGAAGAAAAGTCCTTTGTTAAAAGCGGCGGCATGATCCTATCCGGTAAACTCCAAGAGTCCGACGTCCAAAACGGCAACGGCCGAGTATACCCGCATGCAATACTAGAGCGAGAGATCACAAACTACCAAAAGGTCGTCCAAGATCGTCGTGCAGTAGGTGAACTAGACCATCCTGATGATTCAGTGATCAACCTTAGAAACGCTTCCCATATGGTTACTGACGTTTGGATGGAGGAGACATCAGTCATGGGCAAGATTAAAGTCCTTGACACTCCTGCAGGTCAGACGTTGCGTTCACTCGTTGACGGAGGAGTCCAACTAGGCATTTCTTCCAGAGGACTTGGATCTGTCACGGAAGCTCAAGGTGCGGTAACAGTTAACGAAGACTTTCAGTTGATTTGCTTCGACATGGTCTCCGAGCCCTCCACCCCAGGTGCTTACATGAATCTGGCGGAGAGCAAGTTAAGAACACAAGACGTGTTCACAAAAGCAGATAGAATCAATAGAGCGCTAAACGACGTATTGGGAGATTAAACGGGCAATGAAACTAACAAAGAGTCAGCTTAGACAGATTATCAGAGAAGAACTTGATAGCGTGACAGAAGCTTGGAAGCCCGGGTACAACTACGAAGACTACGACGATTATCCCGACATCCGCCCCTACGGACCCCGTCGCGACGATCCTTCTTCTGATTGGACAGTAGAAAAATGGACAGAACTTTTAAATAATATATTGCAACAAAAAGACCTCACCCTAACACATGAAGCATCCCCTCGAAATGTAGCAGGAGTAGCAGGTTATTTGGTGAAAAACAACATTACTCCTGATCATTTTAAACAGTCAATTATGGGACATGATTATTTAGACAGAAATACTTTGGCAGCAGCCGGCTGGCCACTTCAAGGGGGTGGCGATCGCGATGTAGCCACTGTTGTTGCTGGTATCTTAATGGGACCAAAATAATGAAACTAACAAAACAAATGCTTAAGCAAATCATCAAAGAAGAGCTAAATGAGGTAGGGAAGTATGGGGACGATTGGCTGGGAGGCTCCACAAGATCCGTGCCAGAACCCCATACCGCAGCGTTGGAAGCTCTTGCTACATATATACGTACGCAGTCGCGATACTCAACAGACCAAGAACTTCTAGATCTTTTGCAAACCGCAGAAGAAGCGATTGTTGACTTCGAGAATCCCCTGAGTTCGGAGGATTATTAATAAAATGAAACTAACAAAACAACAAACTATTAAAGGAGAACAATAAAATGGAACATCTTGAAAAAATTGTAAATTGGACAAAGAAACTAACTGAGGGCTCAATAGCACTACTAGCATTAGCTGTAGTAATCCAAGTATTACTTGGAAGTGGCCAACCATTCGTCCCTGACGTAGTAGGAAACATCATTGAGGTGACAAAGCAACTTGGTAGCGAAGGCTTAGTCGGTCTTGTTGCCGTCGGCGTTTTACTATCTTTATTCAATAAAGACAAATCAGATAGCTGAACATGAAGCTCACAAAACAACAGCTTAAGCAGATCATCAGGGAGGAGACAAGTCGAACACTCAACCCTCCGATTACGGTTTTAGTGAAAAGGAGCAACGTCCCCCGCGCCGGGGGAGGTGACACTGGCACAGATCAAATCGGTGTCTTTCGCTATGACCCAGGGTCGAAGGAATATAAACGTTACGTTGCAGCCGGCGTCCGCCCGGGCAAAGCCATAGAATATGATCTCGCTACCGAATCGTATGAGGAACTTGGAGAAGCACATCCAGTGGAGGACCTGGAGGTGACACAGCGTATAGAGGATTATCGAGCAACCGAACAAGGTCGGCAAACGCGTGATTTAACAAGAGAACAACTTAAGCGAATCATCAAAGAAGAACTAGAAGTAGTACTATCTGATGCAGAAGCCAGAGAGTTCTTTGGTGATGATGTGCTTGAGAAAGAGACCCTCAAAGAGGGAGAGTGTCCCAAGGATGGCTGCGTTCAGAAGCGTGATAAAGGATGGGTAGTTATTTCTAACAAGACCGGCGAATGTTGGGGTCGTAGTAAGAAAGGACCCGGCGCTGAGTGTACGTATTATGATAGTCGCGAAGACGCAGAAGCAGCCTTAGGCGCCTATCATGCATAAGAAGGATAACAAGTGAAGAAGACAGAACTCAAGAAAGTACTCAAACCATTAATTAAAGAATGCGTCAAGGAGGTGATGTTTGAACAAGGCATTCTTTCCGGAATTATTTCTGAAGTCGTAAAAGGTTTGGGTGCTAGCACAATCGTTGAATCTAAAGAAGAGGAGGTTGTGCAGCCACCCCCCCGTCGGGACAACAAAGAGATAGAGAATAAATTGCACGAAACAAAGAAAAAGATGTTGGAGGCAATAGGCAAGAGTTCTTACGGAGGGGTGGATATTTTCGAAAACACTCAACCACTAACGAAAGGAGGAGCACCTTCCACCGGCGCTTCTTCTCAGGGCCCCTTGAGAGATGTGGATCCCAACGATTCTGGCGTAGACATTAGCGGTATACTGAACCTAGCTGGTGGAGGATGGAAGCAGATCTGATGGGTAGACCAGTAAGAGCAGAGGTCGAGGCAAGAAAGGGAGAACACGCAGAGCGTCTTATCCGCCGATTCATTAAGAAGGTGAAGAAAGAAAGGATCATGGAACAAATTAGAGATCTACAATTCTTTGAGAAACCTTCCGTAAAGAGGAATCGAGACAAGCAGAGAATCAAGAGACTTAAAAGACTTGAGAGAAATGAAAAAAAGTAAACTATTTATAGCAATGGAGAATAGAAATGGCGACAGGTAATGTAGACAATCAACCACTCACTCAGATACGCGCAAAAGCCGGCGTCCACTCAGTGGGTTCATATCAGGTAGCGGGGCTGCCCTGGTTGACAGCGTCCCAGATTGACGCAGACACGACGCTCACCTGCGAGTTCCAATATGTAACAAAAAACATTACAGTAGCGGTTACTGGAGCAAACCCGGTCCAAGTGCACTTCGCCGCCGACGCCGCCGGATCCGCCTCGGCGCACTGCTTTACAATTGACGCTCCGGTCGCAGGAAATAGTTTATCTCGTTTTACTTTCGACGTAAAATGCAGTCGAGTATATATTACAGAACCTGGCACTGGGCAAACCGGTGTCGAGGTATACGCCGCATTGACAGGCATTCTTACAGCCAGTATGTTCCCTCTCACTGGTCCTGGCTTGGACGACTAGTAGGTTAAATAACACACAACTGAAGACTTTTCAAGTATAAACAACTACTTATTAGAGAAGTAATTTTTTTACATGGAGAATAATATGTCAAACCTTCTGGAACAAGCAATCGTTGATGCTAAAGCCCTTAAAGAAGCAGCCATGAAAAACGCCGAGTCTTCCATACTTGAGAAGTACTCTGCTGAAATGAAAGAGGTTGTTGATTCATTGCTTAGCGAAGAGGAGGATCCTTTTGCTTTGGATGCTCTCGGTGAGGATCTAGCAGAAGGGGAAGAAGATCCTGATGCTGTTGTTCCCACGGTTCCTGCCGCAGAGGGCGTATGTCCTTGTCCTGATATCGACAACGATGACGATCCCGATGCCCAAACTCCGGTTAAAATTGATCTTGGAAGCATTGGCCACGGTAGCGACGATAAGCAAACTAGCTCCATCGACGCTGTTAACCCCCTAGGAGAGGAAATCGAGATCGATTTTGACATGTTGGAACAGCAAATTCTTGCTGAGTCTGATACTGAAACCGACGAGGATTCCGAGGAAACAACCGAGGAAACAACCGAGGAAACAACCGAGGAAACAACCGAGGAAACAACCGAGGAACTAACCGAGGGTGATGACGAAGAAGACGACATCTCAGATGACCTTGTAAACAAGATAATTGAAAAACTAGTTGTGGATATGGATCCACAAAAATCTGGTTGGATGGAACGGCCCATTGCTGATATTCACTTAGCAGTTGATCAGGCCGAGGCAACCGAAGCAGACGAGAATCATGATGCTGATAATATGATCAACGACCCAAGGTTGCAGATCAAGCGTCAAGATGAAGCTCTTGAACTCCTTAATAAGGAGAATGAAGAGTTAACGGAGAAAGTTATTGCCCTATCTGAAAATAACGATAAGGCGATGACTGCAGTTTTAAAATTGAAAGAGAAGCTTGAAGAAGTTAATCTTTCTAACGCTAAGCTTCTATACACTAATCGTATTTTGACAAACAGCTCCCTGAATGAGCGACAACGAGATCAAATTGTCGAGTCTTTGTCTGGTGCGACGACGGTCCAAGAAGCGAAGGTTATATATGATACCCTTCAGAGCACGGTGAGCGCTTCCCCCTCAAAGAGGAAGCCAGAAACGCTAAGCGAAGTGGTGACGAAGAGATCCTCTGTTATTCGGTCACAGAAAAGAGAAACTAACAACTATTCTGAGGCTGCGTATTCGAGGATGAAAAAGTTAGCAGGACTTTAATAAAATCAAAAAGGAGATAATTTAAAATGTCTATTCTAAACAAATTAACAGAAGGCATTGTTAACCGTGATCTCTCTAAGGATGGTGCTGCTCTTCGCGATAAGTGGGAGCGTACCGGTCTTTTAGAAGGCATGGGCAATGATCGTAAAAAGGACGGTATGTCCGTTCTGCTTGAGAACCAAGCAAAGGAGCTTCTCCGAGAGGCTTCAACCATGGCCGCGGGTGATGTCGAGGGCTTTGCAGCCGTCGCCTTCCCCATCGTGCGTCGTGTTTTCGGTGGACTAGTTGCTAATGAACTAGTTTCCGTACAACCAATGAGCCTGCCATCAGGTCTCATTTTCTTCCTAGACTTCCAGTTTAACAGCGCCCGCGCTGCTGCTGGAATTGCCGCCAATGACTCGGTCTACGGTGGTGGTGTGGTCGGTCATCAGATTACTGGTGGTATCGATCTCACTGGTGGTAATGCTGAGAGCAGCTTTTATAACCTCAACAATGGTTATGCTTCTCCAACTGGTAGCGCAATCATGGGCACTGCGGTTGTCGTAGTTTCCTCTGGTACTATCGGTGACCCCCTAGCGGCCCCCGCAGGTACCACCCTGTTGCAATCCGAAATGGATACTCTGAATGAGCTAACTCAGTACGACCCAGACCTTTCCGGTTCCGTTGTCATTGTCTTCGAGTCGACAGGCTCGGCCGACCTTGCGCAACTAAACCTCAAGGACTTGGTTGCACTCAACTGGAACAATAGCACCTCAGCCCCAGGGCGCTTGGTGCGTCGTTTGACGAGCATCGCATCCGGTTCTACCGGCTCTGATCCTAGCGCGTCAAACTTGAGGCTCAGGTTTGTTATTCAGGCTACCGGTACTTCGGTACTTGGTGCTCTCGATGATCCCATCGATTCGGATAACATGTTAAACTGCCTCACCGGCACTAACCGTCACCACCACACCCGCTTTGTCATCGACGACAACTTCGTCAATGCTAGCGGTCAAGGTCGCGACGGTGTTATCGGTGCTGTTGCTGGTACAAGCGTGTGGCAGCTAGAAAACAACGAGGACATTCCCGAGATCGACATCAAGGTCGACTCCGTGAGTGTCACCGCCATGACCAAGAAGCTGAAGGCCAAGTGGACTCCAGAACTAGGTCAGGACTTAAATGCTTATCACAACCTCGACGCTGAGGTTGAGTTAACAAGCATTCTCTCTGAGCAGATTGCTCTAGAGATTGACCAAGAGATCCTCAACGATCTCATCAAGGGCGCTACCGCTGGAACTCTCTACTGGTCGCGTATGCCCGGTAACTTTGTGAACCGTGAAACAGGGGCTGGCCTAGAGCAAGCTGCTGACTCCACTGGGTTCCCGGAGTTCACCGGTACTGTTTCCGAGTGGTACGAGACTCTTGTTGAAACCATCAACGATGTGTCTGCCCGTATTCACCGGAAGACCCTCCGTGGCGGTGCGAACTTCATCGTCGTGGCTCCTGAGGTTGCTAACCTCCTGGAGTTCACGTCTGGCTTCCGCGCCAACGTCACTGCTGATGATACCAAGGGCACTGTTGGTGCCGTTAATACTGGTAACCTCAGCAAGAAATGGGATGTCTTTGTTGACCCCTACTTCATCCGGAACCTCGTTCTGGTTGGACGTCGAGGCAGCAGCTTCCTAGAGAGCGGCTTTGTATATGCACCTTATGTGCCTCTGCAGGTCACTCCCACCATCTTTGGCCCTGAGGACTTCGTGCCTCGCAAGGGTGTCATGACTCGCTATGCGAAGAAGATGGTTAGACCCGACATGTACGGTCTGGTGGTTGTTGAAGACTTGATCTAAAAGTCTGAGACCATAAAAAATCAGAACCCCGTTCTCTTTTCGTGAGAGAGCGGGGTTTTGTTTTTATAGATACTATTTATTTCGGAGGATAGAATTTTATGGCAGTTCCGACCCTAACTCCCGTTAGTCAAGTCAGTGCAGTGGTGCTTACACCTACTGGTACGCATAGCGATGTTATTGGTAATTTAGTTTTTGGCATCTATGACAGTGCCCCATTTGTTTCTGGCGCAGTAGACCAAGTTGCGTACACCTACAAGAAGTTGGGCGGCGACATACTGGACGTCGAGATCTCAGCCTCCCAGGTTTACGCGGCATATGAAGAATCGGTTTTAGAATATTCTTACTTGGTCAATGTGCATCAGGCGAAGAATGTCTTGTCTGATGTTCTTGGTGCCGCCACCGCTTCCTTTAACGAGGATGGTCAAATTGTTGCTGCCGATGCCCTATCCGGCTCTGGTATAGAGTTACGGTTTCCTAGAACAAAGTTTGAATATGCCCAGCGCATCGGTCGTGGAGTGGGCACAATGGTGGCCGAGGGAGGGGACGACACGATTTACTCTGCATCTTTAACTCCAGTCGCCGGGCGCCAGGATTATGACTTACAAAATATAATTTCCTCATCGGCTGCGACCGATTCTGATGTGCCGTACTTTGAGTTGGTTAATAATAAGCGTATCAAAATAAGAAGAGTCTTTTATAAAACCCCCCGCGCCATGTGGAGGTTCTACGGCTACTACGGAGGAGTTAACGTTGTTGGGAACTTATCAACGTATGGGCAGTTCGCTGACGACTCAACTTATCAAATTATTCCAGTATGGCAAAACAAAGCTCAAAACATGGCATTCCAAGACGCTATGTACACGAGGACTTCCCATTATTCTTATGAGATTAGAAATAATGTTTTAAGATTGTTCCCCCCTCCATTGGCGTCAGACGTTGGACCCTCTAAGTATTGGGTCCAATTTACGATCCCAACAGAGCCATGGGATCAGGACGATGATAAACAAGATGGTGCGTATGGAATCAATAATATGAACACGATTCCTTTCGAGAACATTCCATATGCCAGTATCAATAGCATTGGTAAGCAATGGATCAGGCGGTTCGCCCTGTCATTAGCGAAGGAGATGCTTGGACAAATCAGAGGGAAATTTGCAACGATTCCAATTCCCGGCAGCGATATCCAGTTAAACGCCTCTGATCTTCTTGCGCAGGCCAAGGAAGAACAGGAGAGTCTCAGAGAAGAACTGAAGACAACTCTTGATGAGCTTACTTATGGTAAGCTAGCAGCCCTTGAAGCAGAAAAGATGGAGTCTGCGTCTACTGTATTCAAAAACATGCCACACTTGGTGTATAAGGGATAACATGATCAATGTCTGATGAGTGGTCTCAACCTCCGAACCCTCCTCCTCCTTTGTTTACGGGGAAAAAGGAGCGCGATTTTACTAAGCAGGTCAACGATGAACTGCTAGAGCGCGTCATTGGACAGCCAATATTATATTTTCCAATCAGTATCGAGGATACCGATTACCATCCCCTATATGGCGAGGCTCCTAGGAAGACCTTCTTGCCTCCGATCCGTGTTTACGTCCTAGTTGATTGGGAAGGGCACCAAACTACGTCTGATTCGTTTGGTGTCGATCGTACAGCGTCCTTGACGGTTCATTTCCATAATCGGAGATTGACAGAAGACCAAGATTTGTATGTGCGCGAGGGCGACTTTATAAAGTTTGGTGAGTATTTTTATGAGATCGTTTCCTGGGATCTTCCGGACTTAATGTATGGGCAACCTGACAACCCGGTACAAATATCCGCCCAATGTATAAGAGCCAGAGAGGGCTTGTTCGATGGCGAGTAGTAAAAAACTAGTTACCACTAATGTTAATATACAGGGCGGCGAACCTGCAGTCGAAATTCCTTATCGTCCTGCGTCTCTAGAAAATATTGATTTTGCCATGGGGAAGTGGCTTGGTCAAAAAGTTAAAAACTTTGTAGAAACACATAAAGATTGGAAAGAAGTGCCCGTTCTTTGGGTGAGCGCTGAGCGCGCCTACCAGATGAAACACGATCAATCATTGCGGGATAGTTTTGGGGCATTAATTCTTCCCATTATGACCTTTGAGCGAACTGCCGTAGAGAAAGACATGGGCAGAAAAGGAGTAATCCAGGCAAACCTGCCCGAGAAGAACGATCCTATTGGAGGTGTCGGGGGCCGTTTTGTGGTGGCAAAGCAGATTAATGTAGAAAAAACTGGACTGTATGCAGACGCCGTCTCAGCAAAAAAGTTTGGAGATGTGGGAAGTGGGAAAGTTAATTTTAACACACGCGGACGAAGGACAAAAAAGATAGTTTATGACATTTACTCTATTCCCACCCCTCTCTACCTTAATGTAACATACGAAATTAAAATCCGCACTCGTTATCAGGAGCAGATGAACCAGATTCTCACTCCCTTTATGACCTACGCAGGAGCCGTGACCCAGTTCATTATAGAACATGGCCAACATAAATATGAGGCGTTCTTTGATTCTAATTTTACATTCGACAATAATGTGTCCGATCTAGGTGAGGATGAAAGAATATACAATACCACAATAACGATTAACGTTCTGGGATATATCTTCGGCGAGGGTAAAAATCGAGACCGACCTCATTTTTCTAGGAGAGAAAACCCTGTCGAGATTGTACTTCCGTCCGAGCGCGTGCAGGTGGGAGATATACCAGATTGGACTGATCGCTCCTTCTTCCGCGGCGGCGAAGCAGTCACGGTCACTCACGGCACCAAAGACATCACCCCTGACAGATCTAAGGTCCCGCTGATGCCGAGCCCCCGAGCCGCCGGCGGTGGTGGCTCAGCTATCACCATACAAGATGAAGGCGTTGACCTCACGGCTGCTCTGACGACGATTGACTTCACAGGCGTCGGCGTGACTGCTACAGCCGTTGGTAATGTGGTCACCGTTGACGTCCCAGCTAGCGCTATCACCGCAAAAGACGAGGGTAGTGATCTCACAACTGCGATGGCCTCTCTCGACTTTGTTGGCGCCGGCGTTACAGCAACCACCTCAGGCAACGATGTAACGGTAACTGTGAATGCTAGTTCTATCTCAGCTAGCGACGAGGGCGTCGCATTAACAACAGGTGTTGATTCGATTAACTTTGTAGGCGCCGGCGTCACCGCTACCAATACGGGACCAGCCCTGACGGTAACCATCACGGGAGCCCTCGACGGCGATACCATCAACAACACTATCATCAACAGTACGACATATAATGAAACTCCTTCTGGTCTTGTGAATAGCGCCAACACCGTGTATACCCTCGGCGCTACTTCCTTTACTAGTTCGATCCTAGTTTTCCAAAATGGGGTCTTGCAGCGTACTGGATCAGCCGGCGAGTACGACTACACGGTGACAGACGACGACGAGATTACCTTCACGGCTGCCCCGACAACTGGGGATTTCATACTAGTTAGTTATGTAAAATCAGCATAAATGTATAGGAGACTAAAAATGGCAAAAAAGCGATTACTGGAAAAACTACAAGAATTACTAATGGATGAGTTAGACGAAGATGAGGTTGAAGAGCTGGTACCGTCTCCACCACCAGAAGAGCCCCCCGCTCACGAGATTCCACAGGAAGTCTTTGAACTAGTAAACGCGGCATACGTCGCCGTACAGGAGGCACAATCTCGGTACAACACACTAGTCCCCCAACTTGAGGCGCAGAAGGCAGCCCTATGGGATCTTGTGCGTGAGGCACAAAAAGCATTAGGTGAGCAGGTTACAGAGGCTCGTGAAGAGTGTGATGTTCCCGACGAACCGGGGTGGACACTTAATTTCCCTGATGAGGATAATATCTTCCCCAACTTCTCAAAGAAAGAGGAAGAAGAATGAGCCCGACGATTAAAGGATCTCAGATAAGAGACGAGACCATTGAAACTAACGATATAAAAGATAACACTATCGAAGGTCAGGATGTCAACACAACCGGTTCGTTCACCATGGGTGCCCTCGGAATAGGTACTGCGCCGTCGTCCTACGAACTGGAGGTAGCAGGAAACGTTGGACTTAATGAATATATTGTTCACAACGGCGATACGGATACTTACATCAGATTCACTGATGACAAAATAGTTCTTAAAGCAGGTGATATATCATTCACCACTCTTCATAAACAAGGCTCTGCTCCTCATTATGCTACTATTAATGATGGAAGTAACAATATTGACTTTATTGTTAAGGGCAACGGTTCCAACGAAGGGAACCCGCTACTGATATGCGATGCCTCTACAGGCAGGGTGGGAATTAATGGAGTAGGTTCTCCCTCTTATGAACTAGATGTTGACGGCGATATTGGGCTTGGTGAGTACATTTACCATAAAGGGGATGATGACACGTTCATCAGATTTCAAGCTGACGACATAACCGTCAAAGCAGGAAACGTAAGCTTTATCAACATAACTGAAGATGATTCCCAAGATAAAATTAGCTTCAACGAAGGTCGTGCAGACCTAGATTTCATAGTAAGATCTCCCAGCGAGTCTCTAGCCCTTTATCTAAACGCCGGTAATGAGGTCTTTCATATAAATCACGGCGAGACAGGCTTTAAAACAAAGATTCACAGCACAAATGGCGAAGCCATAACTGTGAACGATAGTGGGGTCATTTTTAATGAAGATGGTCATTCATCCAATGACCTTAGAGTAGAGAGTGATACGGACACCCATTTACTTTTTGTAGACTCTAGTGCTGATAAGATCGGCATAAGCACAAGCAGTCCCGACTGCACACTAAATGTGGCCGGCGGCTTTGCTGCTTCGGGCCCAAGTAAGACATTCCAAACCTTTGCTAATAGCGATTATACACCATCCCTTGCCAATGGCAACCTGTTTAAGACCTACGACGCCACCTACCAAGGCGCGACGTCGTTCGACGATGGCGTTGCTGGACAGATCGTCACCATCATTTCGACCAACGATTTCACATATATGGTGGACGCCGGGAACCTCAAGGGAGGAACCACTGACATCACTACGGCTGATGGCGACGTAACAACGTGGGTCTACGATGGCACCTACTGGTACCTGATGAATTTTATGGATCAGAGCGCTGACTTGAGCGGCGGCCACTAAGCAGATCAAGCGCTTACAAAATAGTTTTCATTTCCTGTAAAATAGTTGCGTCGTTTGGGTTTCCCCCTGCTATGTAGGGGTGTGAACGCACTCGTTATCTTCGGAGTCGTGTGCGCTTCACTGCACATAATTACGGAGGGACAATATTATGGCAACAACAAAAATTAATGCAGCCCAACTAGTTGGGACTGCAGGCGCTCCAGCCGTCTCAGAGGTAGTCAAGCTGGATTCGAGTGGGGACATTGACGGCGCCACCCGAAGCATCACGGGTTCAGGCGATGCCGCTTTTGCTAATGGAAACTTCACGACGATCTATGGCGACGGCTCGAACATCTCCAACATTGCATCCGATAGTCTTAAGACGACTACGGACGCTACAAACGCGACACGTTATGTACCGTTCATCGACCAGGCAACTGGCCAAACTGGCGAAACAGTTTACATTGCTGACACGTTATCTCTAAACCCTAGTACCGATGCTGTCGGCATCGCAGGCGCTCTATCGATCGTCGGCGCACTTACGGGTGTAACCACTCTTGCTGCTTCAAGCACAGCCACTGTTGAAGGTGTCGTGTCCGGTGCTGCCGGTACTTTCGATGCGCTCGCTGGTACTTCACTGGCACTCCAAACTGGTGGTATCACCGCTGCTGGTTCAATCGCCGGCGCAACCGCCATTGATGGTACTGGTGACCTTACCATGGGTACGATCACTATGACTGGCTTCTCAGTTGATGCTGACGGCGACACGGCTCTCAAGAGCTTAGCTGTTGATGATAGCTCAACCATTGGTTGTGATTCTGATACAGATCTTCTGACCCTTGGCAGTACTGCAGTCACCTTGGCTGCTGACGCGACGTTCTACGTCCGTGACGCTGGTCTCAAGATCAATTCTAGTGCTAATGGTTTCTTGGACATCACCGCCGATACCAAGATTAACCTCAGTGGTGCTGTGGGTGCTAATGGCACTGTCACGGTCGAAGGTGTTGTGTCTGGTGCTGCGGGTACGTTTGACGCACTCGCTGGCACTTCGCTAGCACTCCAAACTGGTGGCATCACTGCTGCTGGTGCAATCGCTGGTGCAACTAGTGTGGACGGTACTGGTGACCTTACTATGGGTACGATTACTATGACGGGATTCTCAGTTGACGCTGATGGCGATACTGCTCTCAAGAGCTTGGCTGTTGATGATAGCTCAACCATTGGTTGTGATTCTGATACAGATCTTCTGACTCTTGGCAACACGGCAGTTAGTTTGGCCGCCGACGCGACGTTCTACGTCCGTGACGCTGGTCTTAAGATCAACTCTAGCAAGGATGGCTATTTAGACATCACCGCTGATACCAAGATCAACCTCAGTGGTGCTGTGGGTGCTAACAGCACTCTCACTGTTGAAGGCGTTGTATCTGGTGCCGCTGGTACTTTCGATGCACTCGCTGGTACTTCACTGGCACTCCAAACTGGTGGCATCACTGCTGCTGGTGCAATCGCTGGTGCAACTAGTGTGGACGGTACTGGTGACCTTACCATGGGTACGATCACTATGACCGGCTTCTCAGTTGATGCTGACGGCGACACGGCTCTCAAGAGCTTGGCTGTTGACAACGGCTCAACCATTGGTTGCGATGCTGACACGGATCTTCTGACCCTTGGCAGTACTGCAGTCACCTTGGCTAGTGATGCTAAGTTCTATCTACGTGATGCGAGCCAATATCTCTCATCTGATGCAGATAACTACATCGACATCTCTGCGGGAACTCAGGTGAATGTCACCGGTGCACTTAATGTGTCTGGTGAAGTTCAACTCGGTTCGAGCGCAGTCGTCGTCGCTGTCGGTGCCGACTCGTTTTACATCAAAGATGCTACTGACGGGAAAGTCCACAGCGATAGCATTGAAGATGTCGCAACAGGCATGGCTGGCGCTGGACTACAAGCTACCAGTAGTGCCGGTACCTTCAACATGAAGGGCTTCATCACTCAAACCTTCATGACAGGAACTGCAGGAGGCCAAAACTTTGCTGGACCTTCTAGTGCTCCTTCATGCAGTTTGAGCAGCACTCCTATAGATCTCCAGAACGTACTTGTTTACCTCAATGGTCAACTCCAGGCTTCTGGTAGCTCCAAGACCGGTACGGACGTGCGTGATTACTCCTTGTCGGGTAGCGTGGTTGGTCTCAACAACGCTGTTGATACAGACGACTTGGTTAAGATCGTTTATCTCTATTCGTAAGAGTATAAGAACAAAAGTTTTCTAACTTTCCCCCTCTCCGGATTGATTTCGGAGAGGGGTTTTTTATAATAATACAATAATCTTCATTTTTAGGTCGTTGGACCCGTAACTTACTATTTATTAAAGAAAAGAACCTATTCCGTTCACAAGGAGAAACATTACATGTCTGTTAAGAAATTCAAGTTCGTCTCACCTGGAATCTTCATCGATGAGATTGATAATTCGCAGGTACCAAAGGTGTCACCCGACGTGGGACCCGTCATCGTAGGACGCTCAGAGCGTGGACCAGCGATGCGTCCCGTAAGAGTAGAGTCCTTCTCAGACTTTGTTAGTATCTTTGGTAACCCCATCCCAGGTAAAGGCACACCGGACACTTGGAGAGACGGCAACAAGTCAGGGGCCACATACGGGGCTTACGCTGCGCAGGCATACCTTAAGAACAACGGACCTATCACATATGTAAGAGTCCTTGGTGATGAATCCGCCAACAAGACCGCTGCCGCTGCTGCAGGAGCAGGTTGGCAGGCTGGTGACGGTTCAGGTGCAGCCGTCGGTCGGAATGCTGGTGGACCCAACGGCGGAGCTTTCGGGCTTGTCGTGTTTGATAGTGGATCCTCCGCCGCCGGAGACGTCGCTACCCTCATTCTCCATTCCACCGGCGCCGCAGTCGCCGCTTCGACTCTCACTCTTATAGATTACGTGGGCGGCAGTAACGCTTATACCGCCCAAGCGGTCGAGGACACCGCCGATAGCGAATACAAGCTTGCCGCGACCGACGATGCGACCGGCTACGAGCAGCAAGCGCAGTCGTTAGCTGACTGCATTAACGCAGTTGTCGGTGGCCAGGGCGCGACACTTACTGCAACTGTCGACGGCGCGGTAGTCACCGTAGTGCAAGACGTCGGCGGCGCCGGAGGCAACACAACCACAGCCCACGCCACCGAGAACGGTTTCTCGTCCGCTAGTATGGACTTCTCCTCCGGCTCCGGCGGTCCAGGCGGGATGCAAAACGCAAGTGGTACACTAGCCGCAATCTGGTATTTGAATAGCGGGTGCGTGGTCCTGACGGGTACTAACGACGTTGGCGAGCCCGGCGCCGCATTCGGTATGAATTCCTCCGGCTCATGCGGGCTCTTCCAAGCCACCGGGGATAGCAAACAGTTCCAGGTCGTAATTCAGGATGCGAGTCAAAACACCGTTACGAAGCAGGTATGTAACTTTAACGATTCATCTGCAAACTATATCCGTAAGGTGTTTAATACGGATCCCACCCTCACCAATAGTGCCGTCACGCCCGCCGCTGGACTGACGAATTACTGGCTTGGCGAGACCTTTGATCGTAATATAACGGAGCGCATAGCCAACAATACGTCCGACACAGTTCTGGGAATGATTGTGCCCATTCAGGGCGACTCTATTGCCAGCAAGGATGGAGCCGACTTCAGACAGGCTTTCAGGGCCGCCCAATCCGGCTGGGTATTCTCTCAGGATCAGTCTACTTCTGGTTCGGGTTACACCCCAGTGGATTCTTCGCGTGTTAAGAAACTCTTCAAACTCCATAGTTTAGGTGTGGGAAGTGGCGAGTGGGACCAAAAGAACCTTAAGGTTTCTATTCAGGACCTCACCGCCCCCACCAGCTTAGACGATCCTTATCCGACATTTACTGTTGTAGTAAGGAAGGCGCAAGACTCCGATAATGCGGTCCGCTCGATTGAAAGATTTAGTGACTGCAACTTGAACCCTAACTCTATGAACTACCTCGGAAGAAAGGTTGGGGATAAATATGTGGCATGGATCGATGCTGACAGAGCGTATCAAGAATACGGTCAGTATGATAATAAGTCACAGTTTGTACGCGTTGAAATGAACTCAGACGTAGATGATGGAGTAGCAGATTCCTCCTACATTCCCTTTGGCTTCTTTGGACCACCGCAGTATAACCCCGTAACAGTGATTTCAGGTACGGCCGCTGGCAACGAATCAGCTTTGTTTGTAACAGGAGGCATGACGGTTATATCGTCTAGCGTGATCAATGGTGACACGTTCTTCTCTGCATCTAGCGCCGCAACCTGCTCCATTCAGTTCCCAAGCATCACGATGAGATCTTCATCGATTGATGGAGCGCTGAGCAACCAAACAGATGCTTACTTTGGATTGACCACAACTGTAAACAGTGGTTCGACAAGGTTTGACGCTAGTTACCAGGATGTTGTGCGAGCCAAGCCTTCGGACATCAGTGCACAGACCTTCGACGCCGGAGCCTCGACTCAAAACGTTGCATTCACTATGGACGATTTGTTCTATGCCTCTTCGGCTAACGTCATGAACTACGTTTCAGGCTCTCGGGCTGCAGGAACATCTTGTACGAGCGTGACAAGTTCTTACACCGCTGTCTTGGATAGAGGGTTTGATCGTTTCACAATGCCATTATTCGGTGGACTCGATGGTTTCCGAATTGATGAGAAAGATCCCTTGCGCAACACGGGTATCCCTGGCGGCGCTGATGACACTACGAGCTATGTATTCTACTCTGCGAAGAAGGCAATCGATACAGTCGCTGACCCGGAAGTGGTTGAGATGAATATGCTCACGGTGCCCGGGCTCACGTACGAGTCACTCACGAGTCACATGCTTAATGTATGTGAGGACAGAGCAGACTCCTTGGCTATCCTTGACCTACTAGGCGACTACAAGCCCGCTTCGGAAAATACTGATAGCGAAGCCGAGCGGATTGGAAATATTACCACTACGGTTACCAATCTTAAGGATCGCGGTATAAACAGCAGCTATGGGTGTGCTTACTATCCATGGGTACAGGTAAGAGATAACATTAATGGGGCCCTCTTATGGGTGCCCCCTTCGGTGGTAGCTCTGGGTACCCTAGGTTCGAGCGCTGCTAATAGTGAAATTTGGTTCGCACCAGCAGGCTTTAACCGCGGCGGACTCACTGAAGGTTCAGCGGGACTCCCGGTTTTGAACGTGAGACAACGGCTTACTGCCAAGAATCGCGACACACTCTATGAGGCAAACATTAATCCGATTGCCTCGTTCCCAGCAGAAGGTATTGTAATGTTCGGTCAGAAGACCTTACAGGTAACGCCTTCGGCACTCGACCGAATCAACGTGAGAAGGCTCCTGATTTTCCTCAAGAAGGAAATCTCTCGAATTTCTGCAACACTGTTATTTGATCAGAACGTTCAGGCTACATGGGACAGATTCCTGGCTCAGGTGCTTCCCTTCTTGTCAAGTGTGAAGACAGGGTTGGGTCTATCTGATTATCGGGTAATCTTGGATCAGTCCACTACCACACCTGATTTGATTGACAGAAACATCATGTACGCTAAGATTTTCCTAAAGCCTGCAAAGGCCATTGAGTTTATCGCTCTTGACTTCGTAATCACGGATAGTGGAGCATCTTTTGAGGATTAAGACTAATTAATAATAATTAAGGAGATTATAATAAGATGGCAGAATTTTGGAGCAACCCGGGGCTAGAACCAAAGAGACAGTATAGATGGCTGTTCTCGTTTGGTAACAAGGGCGGTAGTGGAAAGGGCGACCTCCCCGCCTACATATGTAAAAAAGTGGACAAGCCCACTTTCCAGGTCACTGAATCGGAGCATACGTTTTTAAACCATAAATTCTATTACCCGGGACGAGTGGAGTGGCAAGAAGTTAGCATTACAATTGTTGACCCCATTGACTTAGATGCTGCCAATGCTCTCCAAGAGATAATTAAAGATGCTGGTTATTTCCCTCCTGGCGGGATGGGCGTCGACCTCACCCCGGATATGTTGCAGACAATTTCAAAAAAGAAATTTACGCAGGACGTAATGGGGTTTGCAAAAATATCCCAGCTAGATGCAGAGGGGGACACCCGAGAGTCGTGGGTCCTTCATAATGTGTGGATCAAAAGCGTAGATTTTGGTACCTTGGATTATAGCGCTGACGAACTCGTGGAGATCACGCTTCAGTTACGATATGACTATGCCATCCAACACCAGGGACCCGTTACAAGGTAATATTTCTCTTAACAAACCTCCCCATTGGTAATATAATATTACTACTGACAAGAGGAGAATATGTCACGCAATAATAAGAAGCGCCTTAGTACCCCAACACCGCCGGCTCATGCTGCACCCCCACCGGTGCACCAGTCAAATCAAGAGCAAACAGTTTTTACTTTTACAACCCCTACGGAGTTCGTAGAACTGCCTTCGGGCGGCCGTTTTTATGATGAAGATCACCCTCTCCACGAACAGGAGACCATTGAGATAAAGTTTATGACGGCTAAAGAGGAGGATATTCTCACCTCACCAGCCCTTTTAAAGAAAGGCTTAGCCATCGACCGGCTTCTCGAAAGTGTGGTGGTGGACAAAAAACTAAATCTCGACTCATTGTTAATCGGCGATAAGAACGCCCTCCTGATCGCCACCCGGGTAACCGGATACGGTAACGAATACACAACAAATGTTACATGCCCCGCCTGTTTATCGGTCTCCCGACACCAGTTCGACCTGGACACAGTAGCACAGCACCCAGGCGGTCTTGCCACTGCCGATTCTGAGTTTGTATCGGAGAGCGACCACGGCACCTTTTTTATTACGGGCTTGACGAGAACGCAAGCAAAAGTGGAAGTGAGGTTGCTTAGAGGACACGACGAAAAGACGACTCGCTCCCGTCTTAAAAAGAAAAAGAAACACAACATTTCAGTATCTAAATATTTGGAGCATCTTAGCAGCTTTATTGTTTCCGTTAACGATAATAATGATTCTGACTACATTCTCTCCTTTTTGGAGAACTTGCCTGCGATGGACTCGCGACACCTTAGGACCGTTTATACAACTTTGGTTCCTAATGTTGACTTGAAGCAAGAGTTTGACTGTGAACCATGCGGTGCTATCACCGAACTGGAGGTTCCGCTTAATGCGGAGTTCTTTTGGCCTTGATAACGATTATATAAAAAATGTTTATGAAGAATTCTTCTTGATGAAATATCATGGAGGATGGAGTTTTCTGGAGGCTTACAATCTTCCCGTCACAATACGACGTTGGTTTTTGGATCGAATGGTTAAGCAATTTGAGAGCGAAAAAGAACAAGTAGAGAAAGCTAAACGTAAAGCGAAGTAAACCTCTACACCCTAAGCCAGCTTCTTAGCTGGCTTTTTTATTTTTCAAAAAACTACTTACTGTGTAGAACTATATAGGATATAGAACTTATGAACAAACTTGATGAAAGCCTGATTGGCGAAGACACTCCTATCGTGATCAGCCTCAATAACAAAATGTTGGTAGAAGAGGATTGGATGAGCTTTTCTGCAAACATGAAGTACATCATGGGAAGATTGTTTGGCGGACCTTATCGCAGTGGATCGTCGGTTCCCTTGAAAGTACGCGGTACGGAACAACAAGTAGGTGCCTTCTTGGCAGCGCTGCAGCAAGAAAAGAAATATCTTGAAAAGTATATGAAATATGGATTAGATAATCCTATGACGTATAAAAGTCGATACGAACTAAATAGTGCTGTAAGAGGTTTCGAAAGAGAGACAGGAATTACATGGCCCTTTAAATAATATATGACTTTTTACTTACTACTCAACCTTGCATTGATAATCGTAGCAGCCGGAGTCATTCCGGTTTTGGCATCTCAGGATGGTGATGATTCCACACCAGAACAGCAAAGATCTGCCACGCAGGAGGCCGAAGCAGCGGCCAAACGCATGAAAGAGGAACAAAAGTTAATTGGCCATGTGCTCGCAGGGAATGTCGACAAACTCAGAGAAGCGGTACGCACACAGGCTGAGTTTAACGTTGAACTGGACCACACCAAAACTGCCGGTGAGCAAAATCTTCAGGTTCTACAAAGCGAATTAAGCACGCTGAAGAGCGTCTTAGCCGAGGCGCAGAGAAACGGTGACGTCAAAAAGGAAGACCTAGCTACCCTAAAAGAGCAGGTTGAGCAGCTATCTTTACAAGAGAAGGCTCTTGGAGCTTCAACCAATGCAGCAGACAACTTTGGTAAAGCTCAGGATAAACTGTTGGGGCTCGCAGACGAGTGGCGCAACAGCATGGTCGGCGGTCTTATATCATCCATCGAACAGGGCGAGAGTCTTGGCAATACCCTGAATGCGGTTGGTGAAAAACTGGTAAAGAACATGCATCCTCTGAGGCTTATTGGCAACCTTGTAAGCAAAATACAAGACGCTACTAAGGATTTAGCACTCGCTCAAGATAAAGCCATTACGAGCGTAACCAAGAGCACGCAAGCATACGGTCTCTACGACGATGAAATAATCAGTATCAACATGGAGCTTCGCACTCAGGGTGTGGGACTTGATAAGATCGGTGCTGCGTATACAACACTCACTAATACGCTAACTACATTTGATACGCTGCAGTCCAGCGTTCGAAGGGAGTTGGGTGAAACTTCTTCATACTTACAGCTTATGGGAGCCGACGCAGGCACCGTCGCGAGAACCATGACGACTGCGAGCACTGCGTTTGGAATCTCTGAGATTAGCGCTGGGAAATTTACGAGGCAAGTCGCCGCCCTCGCCGGCAAGTTAAAGATTGATCTCAACAAAGCAATGCAAGACTTTAATGAGCATGCCGGCTACTTGGCAATGTTCGGCAACAAAGGGGGCAAGGTCTTCGCTCAACTGGCCACGGCGGCAGATAGCTTAAAGATCAGCATGGGTTCTCTCGTCGCTATTGTTGAACAGTTCCAGACCTTCGAGGGCGCCACCAATGCAGCCGGTCGACTGAATGCGGCTCTGGGGGGCGACTTCATCAATAACATGGAACTAATGAAGGCTAGTTTTGAGGATCCCGTGGATGCTCTTCGACAGATGAAAGAAGCAATATTGGCCGGCGCAGGATCCTTCGACAACATGAACAATGCTCAGAAGCTTTTCATGGCCAAGTCCGCAGGACTTAAAGATGTGGGGGAGTTAGCTGCTCTTCTTAGTGGAGATCTCGAAAAGGCTCGGATGGCACAAGAAGCCAACGCTTTATCTATGGAGGAGTTGCGCGAGCACACCAAAGCCACCCAAGAAATTGGAGAATTGTGGAGCAACACACTACGAGTTCTTGCTGTGAACATCGCGCCCGTCCTTAAAAAGACGAAAGAGTTTGTAGTAGAACTCGCCGACCTCGCCCTCCGGGCCGACGAAGCGCTCGAATCTGTCGGTGGTTTAATGACAGTGATCGCCCCTTTCGCAGTTGGTATGGGGCTGCTTCTCTTTGTGGTTGCACCCTTGGTCCTAGCGATCGGGGCCCTGACCCCGGGTCTCACCACTTTGGGCGTCATGGCACCAGTCGCCGGCGCAGGCATTAAGGGTATGGCCACGACGCTGGGTAGCGCCGGGACGCTCCAAGCCATGGCTTTCGCCGGATTAGGATTAGCCGCCCTTGGAGCCGGGATGATGGTCATTTCCCTCTCTGGCGCCGTCGCTGCCAAAGCGGCGATGATGTTAGCCAACGCACTGGTCAAAATGGGGTCGGTAGGGGAGATCAAGGCGCTCAGCAACTTGGCTCAACATGCTTGGGATTTAGCAAAGTTCTCGACTGCAGCCTGGGAGGCAGAAGACGACATTGAAGACCTTGCCACAGCCTTTGAGAAATTGAAGACAGCAACCACAGGGCTAGATGGCTTTAAACCATTTACTGATACAATAAAGGCTGTAGTTGAGCTTGAACAACTAGGGGGCACCCCCGTGGTAGATAAGCTTGTGCGCACCGTCGTGGAATATGACGAGAGCAAGCTTGCCGTAGCTGCTGCACCCCGTCCAGCTACTCCGGTACCTTCACAGTCAGCGT